TCGTAATGCTACACTAATGGCTATTGCTCCAGTCGAAAGTAGCAGTGTTGTTATAAACAGCACGAACGGTATTGAGATGCCTATGAGCTTAATCAGTGTTAAGGAAAGTAAAGCAGGTTCATTCACACAAGTAGTTCCTGAGTATCATAGATTAAAAAATAAGTATCAACTAATGTGGGATCAAAGAGACTGTGCAGGTTACATTAAAACTGCTGCTGTTTTAGCTGCTTATGTAGATCAAAGTATTAGCACTAACACATTCTACAATCCAGCACATTGGGTAGATCGTAAAGTACCTACAACATTAATTGCTAAGAATCTAATGCAGGCTCATTACTGGGGCATTAAGACGTTCTATTATAGCTTAATTAATAAAACAGGATCTAAGCAACAAGAAGATTTAGGCGAACCGAAGATGAATGGATTTCACGAAATTAATTTAGATCTTCTAGACGAAGCCGATTGCGAAGCATGTAAGCTATGATGAGTTATGAATTTATAAAAGGTTTCATTACTGAAGGTCGTAATGAAAAATTAAGTATTAAACTATTACCTTATAAAAAGGATGAACTTAGTCCTAGCATAAGTGAGAATACATTGAATTATCACTATGAGAAGTTAGCCAAGACTTATGCTGAGAGATATAATAAAGGCGAAGGAGATCCTGTGTTTAATGAAGCAGGTGTATTTCTTCATAACATATTGTTTCAACAATATCAGGCACCTAATAATAAAAATAAACCAGAAGGAAAAGTAGAAGAATTTATCAATAAACATTATAAGAGCTTTGATAAATTTAAAGAAGCATTTGAAAAAGAAGCAATGAGTATACAAGGAAGTGGGTGGGTATACTTGAGTAAAAGTGGTAAAATAAAAACAATAACAAATCATGAAGTAAAGAAAGACATTGTTCTATTGATTGATTGGTGGGAACATGCTTGGGCATTAGACTATCAATCAGATAAGAAAAAATATTTAGAAAATCAATGGAAAATAATTAATTGGAATCATATAAATGAGCAAAGCACAATATAACTTACAGACAAAGACAGATTACCTACATCGTAAAATGTTTTTAGACCCAGAAGGTCCAGTAACTATTCAAAGATTTGAAGAAGTTAAGTATCCGAAGATACAAAAAATAGAACAAACAGCACGTGGTTTCTTTTGGGTGCCTGAGGAAATTTCATTGACTAAAGATGCTGGAGACTTTAAAGAAGCTAGTGATGCTGTTAAGCATATTTTTACTAGTAATCTTTTAAGACAAACAGCGTTAGACAGTTTACAGGGTCGAGGACCAGCACAAGTATTCACTCCATGTGTTAGTTTGCCAGAAATTGAAGCATTGATGTATAACTGGAGCTTCTTTGAAACTAATATTCATAGTCGTAGCTATAGTCATATCATTCGTAACATTTATAATGTTCCTAAGGAAGTGTTCAACACTATTCACGACACAAAAGAAATTATAGATATGGCTAGTAGTGTAGGAAATTACTATGATCATTTACATAAATTAAACTGTAGAAAAGAAGTAAGTGAAAGTAGTGTTACAGAAATAGAACATATCAAAGCAATTTGGTTGGCTCTTAATGCTTCGTATGCTTTGGAAGCATTCCGCTTTATGGTATCGTTCGCAACAAGTTTAGCAATGGTAGAAAATAAGATTTTCATTGGTAATGGTAATATTATCAGTCTTATCCTCCAAGATGAGATACTACACAAAGAATGGACAGCTATGTTGATAAATGCTGTAGTTAAAGATGATGAACGATTTGCTAGAGCTAAAATAGAATGTGAAGCAGAAGTTTATGCTTTATATGATGATGTTATTCGTGAAGAAAAAGCCTGGGCAGATTATCTATTCAAAAAAGGACCAGTTATTGGTTTAAATGCTAATATTCTAAAAGATTTTGTAGACTATACAGCAGCAGGTGCTTTAAAAGAAATTGGTATTAAATATGGTCACCCTGCTCCAAAAACTACGCCAATTCCTTGGTTTAATAAGCATAGTGATACAAGTAAGAAACAAACTGCCTTACAGGAAAATGAGTCGACTAATTATGTTATCGGAGTTATGAGCGATGCTGTAGACTACGATGAATTACCTAGTTTATAATGGAGAAGAAATGAAAGCAGTAGTATGGAGTAAGTATCATTGCCCATTTTGTGATCAAGCTAAGGCACTACTCACAATGAAGGGTATCAAATTTGAAGAAAAGAAAATTGGTGACGGTTTTACAAAAGAAGATTTGTTAGAAGCAGTACCAAACGCACGTACAGTTCCACAGATTTTTTTAGATGATAAATTAATTGGTGGATTCACAGAACTAAAACAATACTTGAAAGGTTAACATGTTAATAGAGAAACAAGGTTTTAAAGAAAACGATGTAGTAAGTTTAAGATTGTCATCTGGGGAAGAACTTATTGGAAAATTTGTATCAGAAGATGATAAATCAATTAAGTTAGAAAAAGTTTTAATGTTAGCAATGAGTCAAAAAGGTATAGGAATGGCTCCTTACATGATTACTGTAAATCCTGACAGCAAAATAAATTTGAATAAGAATCAAATTATTGTCGTCGCAGAATCAGATAAAGAAATCGCTAGTCAATATATTCTTCAAACCACAGGAATTCAGCCTGTCAGTTCAGCGAGTTTTATGAAATGACACACAGGTTTGTCTTAATGGTTAAGGGTGAATTAATCACTTACCATAATTACGAAGACATTCCTGAAGATTTTGATCATGTGATAGAATTTGTACCTGCTATACCTGATCCTCCACATACACACGAGCAACATGAAGAAATAGATCAGTGGTTTAATAGATTACAAAGATTAATCAAAAAGGAGAATAGTAAGTATGGCAACTGCTAGTCCTGCTACTTTACCGCCTGTTAATCATAATACTGTATTCACCGCCACTGTAAATTTAGTTCCTGGTCCTATGGAAATGATAACCGGTGTTACTGGCTCATTGGTGGGCACTCCGGTTGAACCTATCGTAATTACTGCTGTAGGTACAACGGTTACCATTACAGGCAAACATCAAAATTTATTTAAGGACAAATTTACATTTACACCACAAGATACTAGTGACAAGACAGCACCTAGTACAACTGTAGAGGGTATAGGAGCAGTACCAGATAAACAAAATCTTTATGATCTAAAACAAGATCAAAGAAAATCTGAAACAAGAACTTATTTAATATCCTACAGTGGAGGAAGTGTTACTGTAACACAAGAAGTATTAAATCCTTTAGATGTAATTTTAAGTTTTATGGAAAACTATAATTATAATGATTATAAGAACAAACCTAAGTAAGGAGTGAACATGCCAGCAGTAACAAGAATTGGTGATGCCGATGTAGCACATTGCTCTGGAATGGCAAGAGCAGCAGGATCGCCTAATGTATTTGCCAATAATAAACCTATTAGTAGACAAGGAGATGTTAACACTGTACATCTATTACCAGGAAGTCCTTGTCCAGCTCACAGTGCGCCTATAGCGGCAGGAAGCGGTACAGTCAAAGTAAACAATAAAGGATGTGGAAGAGTGGGCGACGGACTATCCGGATGTACAGCGGTCGCTGCTGGCTCTCCAAATGTTTTTGCTGGAGGTTGACATAAAGAATAAAAGACTTATACTGTAAGTATGGATAAAATTATATTAACAGATTGTGACGGTGCTATTCTAGATTGGGAATATGGATTCTATAATTGGATGAAAGAAAGAGGATTTATTCCTAAGCCCAATGGCAAAACGAGCTATTACTTACACGATCATTTTGAAAATCTTGATCAAAAAGAAGCCAAACGTCTAATAAGAGTTTTTAATGAATCAGCAGCGATTGGATTTCTTCCTGCGTTAAGAGATGCTGCTCACTATATAAAAAGATTACATGAAGAGCATGGTTATGTTTTTCATTGTATCACTAGTCTAAGTAATGATAAATGTGCTCAAAAATTGAGAGTGATGAATATACAAAAAATATTCGGAGAATTAACTTTTGAAAAGTTTGTGTTTCTAGATACAGGAGCAGATAAAGACGATTCTCTTAAAAAATACGAAAATTCTGGATTTTATTGGATCGAAGACAAACCAGAGAATGCAGATTTAGGTCATTCTTTAGGCTTAAGAAGCATATTAGTAGAGCATGATCACAATGCTGATCATCAATGTACATATCCTGTAGTTCAAAAATGGAAACAAATATACAAAATTATAACTGAATCTGAGTAACTAAATACTTGAAAGGAGATTTATATGACACGCCCAATAGCTAAACGTAGACTTAAAGAAGCGGTTAAAAGAGCAGTTAAGAAAAAAAGGAGTTAAAAATGGCTTATAGTGATCAGGTTGTTGATCATTACGAAAATCCACGTAATGTTGGAAAACTTGATAAAAATGATCCTAGCGTAGGAACTGGTTTAGTAGGTGCTCCTGCTTGTGGTGATGTATTACAATTACAAATTAAAGTAAATGATGGAATTATCACAGATGCGAAATTTAAGACATATGGTTGCGGTTCGGCGATCGCATCTTCGTCGCTTGTCACTACGTGGCTTAAGGGAAAGAGTCTTGATGAAGCGGAAGGAATTAAGAATACCCACATTGCGGAAGAACTCGCGCTACCTCCAGTTAAAATCCACTGTTCCATATTGGCGGAGGACGCAATTAAAGCAGCGTTATTAGATTATAAAACTAAAAATGATCACTCTAACAGAAATAGCAGCCAGGAAAGTACAACAACAGCTTGACCGTAGAGGTAAAGGTGTTGGCATAATGGTAGGAGTAAGAACCACCGGCTGTAGTGGTCTTGCTTATAAGTTAGAATACGTAGACACACCGGACACAGACAAAATTCGATATGAAAGCAACGGTGTTAATATTTTTGTAAATCCAAAAGACTTGCCTTATATAGATGGAATGACCATGGACTATAAGCGTCAAGGACTGAATGAAGGATTTGATTTTATTAATAGTAGAGAAAAGGACCGTTGCGGATGTGGTGAATCATTTAGAGTCTGATATGTGGTCTAGAGAAGATACCAAAGAGTGGTTAATTCAGATAGAAAATAGACTTGAAGACTTTGAATATTATCTAAAGCAAACTACCGAATGGTGTGAAGTTCATGGTATTTTTAATGACGCAGCAGTTTTCATGTGCTGTGTTATGACACTTGTTTGGGTAAGTTATCAAAGAAACGAACGATTAAGTAAGAAAGAAGTTTTTGAATTACTTGGTTTCGATCAAAACAGTTTTAACAATGATGAGTATGAGTTAGGTGAAGAATTTCAACATTTGGATCATGAGTCATTACTTTACAGAGTTGTAAGAAACTTTCATCAAGAAGAATAAATTTGACATTATAAGTCTAAGACTATATAATTGTGTTTTTGTAATAATAATTGGAGGCAGAATGGCATTTCACCTAGAAGGCCCTTGGCTAACTACTACAGGCAAACGTAAAGGCAAATCCAAATTCCGTAATGCTGAAGAAGCAAGAAAGGCTAGAGAATTGGCAGAAAATTGGCAAGAACTTCAGAAAAAATGGGGTATTGAGACAGAAACTAAAAAACGGAATAAGGCCCTGAAATCGCCACCTCTTAAGGTAACTAAACTAAATTATAGAGGTGCCGATCAGCCTAAAATCCCATCGCTGCCGTTTACTGCTGGACCATGTACTAAGTCTGAACAAAAGATTTATACTGGCACAAAAGTAAAGGGAATTGGCACTATGCACAAGTCAAATGCTGTACCAATCTTCAGTGACCAAGAGGCAGTCGAGATTAGCAAAATGCGTAGATAATGATTCTACGTAGTTTGATAACTACTTAACGTTTTGAATTTTTTGAAACCACAGCAGTTTTTAATATTTTTTGGACTGCTGGTGTGTAGCGATACACATTAATATAATAGGAGGATTTAACTATGGAAAAATATCTAAGAATTGGTATGCTCGTGCTGGGCGTATTCTTAGTAGGATCAGCAATACAGGCTATTACGAAAAATCGTATAGCCTACTATCAGAAAGTAGAATTGGCTACACAAGCCAAAATAGAAGCAAGACATAAAGAACTTGTTGCTTTACGTGATAGAGAAAGACAATTAGAGTGTCTGGCTAGAAACGTATATTTCGAGTCAGCTACAGAACCATTTGAAGGGAAAGTGGCAGTGGCCCAGGTTACTTTGAATAGATCAAAGCATCCTAGATTCCCAAACGATATTTGTCAAGTGGTATATCAAAAATCCATTTTTATGGAAAAGGTAGTATGTCAGTTTAGCTGGTATTGTGAAAACGGTGGTAAGCCGAAAATCAGATATCCTGAACTGTATAAAGAAAGTTATGAAGTTGCTAAAAAAGTTTTATTAGAAAACTTTAGACTACCTTCGATGAAAGATGCTTTATATTTTCATGCTGTTTACGTAACTCCTAATTGGGGTAAAGAACGTATTGGTGTAATCGGTAATCATATTTTTTATAGGGATAAACATGTCGGTTCTTAAAAGATGGGTTGATCATGCTAAATTTGTATTCACCAAAAGAATTGGTGTTATAAGTTCGGAAACTATGGCATGGTTAGCCAATATTATGTTACATGCGGCTACGATTCCAAGTTTGTTAGCTGTGAGTATGAGTCTTACTGATAGACTTCCTAGTGTAGATTTAGTTTTACTTACTTGGGGGGCTCTTACTTTACTTTTTGCTAAGGCTGTAATAGTAAAAGACATGCTCAATGTTGCTACTATAGGATTTGGATTTATAGTTCAAAGTGTTTTAATGATGTTGATTTTCTTTAAATAACCAAAAAAATTGACATTTTTTAACCTCTACAATATAATTTGTATTGTAGGGGTTTTTTATTTTTCACACACATAGAAAGGCATTTATGAAACAGGCTCTTGTTGTAATTTCACTAACATCTATTTTAACCGCTTGCTCTACTACTAGTATGGAACCATTGCGTACTGAAAACGTAACTAAACGTGAAGTACCTAACTGGTATCTCGAACACTCCGATATTGGAAAAGAATCTAAAGACGGTTGGAAATTTTGGGACAAAGAAGGATATCTTTATGCTGTAGCGGAAGACGTAAGTCCTAGTATGGAAATGGCTTTGAAGAAAGCTACACTCAAAGCTAAGGCAAAAGTACTTGACCGTATTACAGGGGAAATGAACAATCGTACTACCATTGTTTATGATGAGGAAGGTAGTTCAGAAAAACTAGAAGCTTTTCAACAAGGTCAAGATGTTGTAGTGAATCTTATCTCTGAAAGTGTTTTAAGAACCTACGCTGTAGATAAGAAAATGATTGTGTACAATCCAGAAACTGCTCACTATCGTGCTTTTGTTTTGATGAAGATTTCAAAGAAGGATGTAGAAACAATGGCTAAACAGTTTGATGCCAAAGTAGAGCGCAAAGATCGTAAACATGCTGGTAAAGATGTAAACGAAGTCGCTGGAGATGTCCTTGATCAAGTTAAAAATCGAAACAAATAATGATTAGATATCTACTAATTGGTAGTGTAATCCTTTCCGGTTGCACTACCTATACACCTCGAGCCAGTATTCCTGATCAATACTGCGACCTAAAATCCGAAACCATAACGGTTAAAGATAAAAAAGGTAGAGTAGTCGACGGTAATACTGTAGAAGTTATGAAATGTAATGACAACAAAGTAGAAAGATTGTTTCATGCGCAAAGTGGTATAGCACAAGATTGTGGTGAATACAAATATTTCATAACACTTAATAATCAACCAGTAGAAAGACGCGGTTATGCATGTAAAAAATATGATGGTACTTGGGAAGTTGTGCCTCATCCTAGTATGTACCAATAGCAATGCTCAAAGTTTCGAAAGTCCTGTTAACAACAGTTACTTACCAAACGAAAGTTTGGTACATGTACTGATTAATCTTTCTCGATATTTCGGAACACAATTAAAACCCCAAGATAGGGAACTACATAGACACGCTGTATACCATGCTCTAAATAATTTAGAAAACGGTGAAGCTGTAGAATGGTTTAATGATCGTACCGACGCTCAAGGTAAAGCACGTATAGTTATGACTACTCCTAATAACGGAAGTTATTGTAGACGTATTCATAGTTGGGTTAGATTAGGTGCCGATCAAAGATCGTTCGAAGATACAGCCTGCTATAATGTTACTACAAAAAATTGGGTTTTTCACAAATAAATATCTCTTATGAAAGTAACATTCGCCGATAAAAGTATAGCCTGGTTGACATTACTAAGTGGTTTGTCAATCTCTGCCGTTGCGGTTTGGTATTCTGTAGCAGGCCTAATAAGCATTTTTGCTGCTGCTGCTGTTCCTATCGCTGTAATGGGTATAGTTCTTGAATTAAGTAAGTTAGTAGCCACAGTCTGGCTAAAACAGAACTGGTTCATAGCACCTCGCTTAATTAAAAGTTATCTACTTGTCGCTATTTCTATTCTCATGCTTATTACTAGTATGGGTATTTTTGGATACTTATCAAAAGCACATTTAGATCAAGCAGTGCCTACAGGCGATGTTGCTGCTAAACTAAGTCTCATTGATGAAAAGATTAAAACAGAACGAGATAACATAGAAGCGGCTAGAAAAGCATTAGCACAAATGGACTCGCAAGTCGATGCTAGATTGAATAGAAGTGACGACGAGCGAGGAGCGGAACGTGCTGTACAAATTAGAAAAAATCAAGCTAAAGAAAGAGCTGTACTACAGTCTGATATAGCTAAGTCACAAAAAGTTATTTCAGAACTTAATAAAGAACGTGCGCCTGTTGCCAGCGAATTACGCAAAGTAGAAGCAGAAGTCGGTCCGATTAAATACATCGCAGCCTTATTGTATGGAGATAATCCAGACCAAAATGTTTTAGAACGAGCTGTTCGTTGGGTCATTATTTTAATTGTAGTAATTTTTGATCCGTTAGCAGTAGTACTACTTTTGGCTAGTCAGTATAGTTTCCAATATTTTAGGCGTATTAAGGAGGAACAAGATGCTGCTACCGATGCTATTACCACACATAGTGATATACATGTGGGTGGACCTATTTCTACAGATGAACCCGTACCTGAACAGCAACATCTGCCAACCCAAGATGAAAAATTAACACACTGTCCAAAATGCGGCACAGCAGTTGTTACGGCTCCTGGTATAGGCGACTTTTGTCCTAACAAAGAATGCGACGTTGTAGATAATCTCTATGGTGATATAGATCCCGAAACTCAGGAGTTCTTTAAACGTATAAAATTAATTGCCAAAATTCAAGATATTGAGGACGAACAAGCCAATATTGAAGAAGCAAATCGTTTAATATCAGAGATTCCTCAGGAAGATGAAGAAGAGGAAATGGCTAGTGATTTAGTAGAATTATCACAGATCAAAGAAGATGATCCTGTAGAATATTATCCGTTTCCTATGACTCGTCCTTTAGAAGGAAACGCTAAATTAGAACAGGATATTATTGATAGTATGCCTGTTTTAGAAAATGAAGAGTTATGGGCTAGTAGAGTTATAGACGAAGATGACGATGACGATAGCGAAGCAAAACGTAAATGGAAACTGTTAAATCCACACGATACGTTGAAGCGTCAACGTGTACTTTATGAAAAAGGATTAATAGAAGAATTGCCATGGCAAACTATAGAAAAACTAGATGCTGAAAAAGAAGAAGAAGAAATTCAAAGATTAGAAAAAACTGAACAAACTTTAATAGCAGATTACGAACCAGATGATGGCCCTTTAACTGATGAACAAATCTCACAGATTAAGGATTCTGTTGATGATTCTAAAAAAAAAGACTTACATAATCAAGAAACAGGATCAACAAGTGAAGAAAAAGAGGTAAAGTATATTCAGAACAGTGAACAAAATCCTGATTCAATTTGGAATAAGATTCAAGAAAGAAAAACTAATTAATAACATGTTAAATGGAAAAATAAATTTAATTACTCCACCGGATAAGTTATACAATAATAATCTATCTTACTTGCTGGTAAAACCTTCTAAAAAAATTAAGTTACAATTTCAAAACATGCTTCAAGACATTAAACAAGACATTAATGTTTATGTGTTTGATGATACAGAAAACGACATTGATTGGTTATTAGGTGTAGCACAAATAGTTGATATGGTAATTGTGGATATTGACAACTGTGATCCTTTAACAAAACTGTTTGTATCTTTGCTTTTATCCCAAAATAACACACATTATATCACTTCAGATGAAATTACTCCTTATAAATTGTTAAATAGAAATAGAATATACAACCTTGATTGGTTGGAAGAAGTATTGAACGATATTGGGGAAAATGACGAGGATACCGATGAACAATAGAGGAACAATAGTAACTGTTAAAGATGGTGAAGATATCAATAGAGCTTTAAGACGTTTAAAAAATAAAGTAGAAGAAGCTGGGACTTTAAAAACACTTCAAAAAAAAGAACACTACGAAAAACCGACCACAGCACGTAAGCGCAAAAAAGCTGCGGGTCGAGCAAGATTTCTAAAAAAATTAGAGAAAGAACAATTACCAAAAAAATTGTTTTAAATTCAACAATCCTGTATAATTAAAATTTAAGAAAGATAATATGCTATCTGATATAATGATAGATTTAGAAACACTCGCCACTTCTCCAAACGCTTCGGTGTTGACTATTGGAGCAATTAGATTTGATCCGTTTAATAATGATATAGATAGCCCAACATGTGAAAAGTTATATCTAAAAGTGGATCTAGATAGTTGTGATGAATTAGGATTAGAAGTAAATGACGACACCATAGCATGGTGGGGTCAACAAAGTAAAGAAGCACAAGACGAAGCATTTAGCGCAGAAGGCAGAATACATATCAGAGAAGCTTTTGATAAGTTATATAAATTTTGTTGGGGAGCAAAACGTGTTTGGAGTCATGGTGCCGCTTTTGACACTGTTATTTGCGAAAA